TGCCGGTCGAGGATCTGGAAAGACATTCACGGCAAGTAATTGGGTGGGGATCCGAGCTTGGAAACATGCTGGAACCCGATGGCTCGTTACAGCACCTACATCAAACGACATCCGGGCAACTTGCTTTGAAGGGGATTCGGGATTGCTGAATATCATACCCAAGTCTCTGATCAAGGACTACAATAAGTCGTTGTCTGAGATTACGTTGATCAATGGGTCGTTGATTCAAGGCATCCCTGCCTCGGAACCAGAACGGTATCGAGGTAAGCAATTCCACGGCGCTTGGGCCGATGAGTTGTGTGCGTTTGAGTATTTGGACGATGCGTATGATCAGATGCAGTTTACGCTGCGTCTACGCCACCCTGAGATTGAGCGGGTGCAGCAGATCATCACAACAACCCCCAAGCCACGGGAATTGATTGTGGATCTGGCCGAGGGTAAGGTTGGTGGCGATGTGTACATGGTGAACGCCTCATCGTATGATAACAGAGCGAACTTGTCCAGCACGTTCTTCAAACAGCTGGAGACATACGAAGGCACGGATCTGGGCAAACAAGAAATCTATGGCGAGATCTTGGATCCGGAAGACGTTGGTATCGTCAAGCGCAAATGGTTCAAGCTGTGGCCAGCAGACAAAGAGACACCGGATTTGGAGTATGTGATTGCGTCATACGATCCTGCCACATCAGAAAAAACCCACAATGACCCAACAGCATGTACGGTGTGGGGGATCTTTGAGCGGCCAGACGTTGGGACTTGTGTGATCTTGCTGGACGCATGGGACAACCACCTATCTTACCCCGAGCTTAGAAAGCGGGTCGTTAATGATTTTAAGGAAGTGGTGTACGGCAGCGACAATAAGTTTACGAAAGGCAAGAAGGCCGACCTTATTTTGATGGAAGATAAGTCGGCGGGTATTAGCCTTATCCAAGAGCTACAAGGCGCTGGTGTGCCAATCAGGGGATACAACCCTGGCCGAGCTGATAAGGTGCAGCGTATGAACATTGTGGCCCCCTTGATAGCTAAAGGCAAGGTGTACATCCCTGAAGACCCAAAACGATTGAAAGAACCGGCAGATTGGTCAAAACGGTTTTTGCGCCAAGTGTGTTCGTTTCCAGAATCGGGCGGGCATGATGATTATGTGGATTCATTGTCCCAAGCGTTACGGGTTTTGCGTGACTCGGGGTGGATCATGTTGGATCCGCTACCACCACGCGACTATGATTATGCCGATGAGGTTGGAAGAAAAAGATATAACCCATACGCACAATAGGGCACACAGGCTTGATTTTGTGCATTAGTAGTTATAGATATTATGAATCCAATTAAAACGCCCCAAGAAATGATGTTCCAAGCCGCTGGCATTCCTGCCTTGGCTGGCGGCGGTTCGACTCAACAAAGCAAGTTGGATCGATTCATTGAATTTTTCAAACGGGAATATGGTCGGGATTTGGAGCCACATGAATTGGAACATGTGCGTATTCATTTTAATGAAAACAAAAATCCGGTAGCAATGGAGCATGAAATGATTGCTGCCGGTCATGTACCCCCAAGGTTTAAATAAATATGGCGCAACCAATTATTCCGCTTCAACAAGGTTTGAATCTTCCTGGCTTGGCAACCAACAACCATGTTGAGTTGGGCGAGGAACAAGAAGATTACGTTGAGGGTATCGAAAACGAATTGGGTTTAGATTCCGATGACCAAGAAGACAGTTTAGACGAAGACGTTATTGAACTGGAAGATGGTTCAATTATTGTAAATTTTAAAAAGACGGATGGCCCATTAGAGAAACCCGAGTTCTATGCCAACTTGGCAGAGACAATGGATGACGGGCTCCTTGCCTCGCTGGCCGACACTTATCTTGAATATATTGACATTGACCGAGAAGCACGTAAAGAGCGTGATAAACAGTACGAAGATGGACTGCGTCGTACAGGTCTTGGCAAAGACGCTCCTGGCGGTGCAACTTTTGATGGCGCTTCTAAGGTTGTGCATCCTGTCATGGCAGAAGCTTGCGTGGACTTTGCTGCATCTAGCTCTAAAGAACTTCTTCCACCAGAAGGCATTGTTAAGTCGCAGATTAAAGGCATTGCGGATACTAACAGACAAGAAGTAGCTGAACATAAAGTCCAGTTTATGAACTGGCAACTCTCGGAGCAAATCCCTGAGTACCGCGATGAGATGGAACAACTGCTGACCCAATTGCCATTGGGCGGTTCGCAATATTTGAAATGGCGTTTTGACGAAGAGCAAAAACGTCCGGTGTGTGAATGGATTCCGATTGACAATGTTTTGCTGCCATATGCAGCAACAAATTTTTATACGGCCCAACGAGCAACTGAAGTCCAAGATATCACGGAAGACACTTATCTTCAACGGGTGGATCAAGGTATCTACCGTGATTTGGAGAATGCGAGTTTCTATGACAACATCAGCGTTGACGACCAAACACAGTCCCAAAAAGCAAACGACAAAATCGAAGGTCGTTCTATGCCGTCTGTTAACATCGATGGCATTCGACGAATCTTCGAAATTACATGCTACGAACGACTTGAAGACGACGAAGAAACAAAAGGTCGCCGCGCTCCTTACATCATTACGATTGACGAAGTAAGCAGCAAGATTCTGGCTATCCGCCGCAACTGGGCGTATGGTGATGAGAAGTTAACTAAACTGGATTGGTATGTCGAGTTTAAATTTATTCCTTGGCGCGGTGCGTATGCTATTGGGTTGCCTCACCTTATTGGTGGCCTTGCCGCCGCTCTTACTGGCGCTCTTCGGGCTTTGCTGGACGCTGCTCACATTAGCAATAGTCAGACTATGCTTAAGCTCAAGGGTGGACGCATTTCTGGACAAAGTGATCGAATTGAGCCTACCCAAGTTGTAGAAATTGAAGGTTCACCTGGTGTTGACGACGTTCGTAAATTGGCGATGCCGTTGCCATTCAACCAACCGTCTAGCACTTTGTACAATTTACTTGGTTTCTTGACAGATGCTGCCAAGGGAGTGGTCACCACAAGCGAAGAAAAAATCGGTGACATCAATGCAAACGCTCCGGTTGGCACGACTCAAGCTTTGATTGAGCAAGGAGCCAAGGTTTTTTCAAGCATTCACTCACGCTTGCACCGAGCACAGGCTAAATCGCTCAATATTCTTTCCCGTATCAATCACTGGTACTTGGAAGAAATGGACAATTTGTCCGGCACTGAGGTTGAAGTTCGCCATTTTGCTGACAACAACGATATTCGCCCTGTGTCGGACCCCAATATTTTCTCTGAAACTCAGAGAATGGCCCAGACTCAAGCCATTTTGCAGATGGCAACCTCTGCGCCTCCAGGCATGTTTGACATTCGTGCTGTGTACAGCCGTATGTTAAACCAAATGAAAGTGCCAAACGTTGAGGAAATTTTGCCAAATCCTCAAGGTGTCAAGGAATCCAACCCAGCTTTGGAAAATGTGTCCATGACAATGGGCCGTCCAGCGGCTGCTTACCCAGATCAAGATCATTTGTCGCACATCAAAGTGCATATGGCCTACTACCAAGACCCAAATTACGGCAGCAGCCCCATGATTGGCCCAGTTTTTACGCCTTTGGCACTGGATCACATCAAGCAACATTTGACTTTGCACTATTTGCAATCGATGCGGGCCCAAATTGCCCAAGCAGCGGGCGGCAAAGACACCTTCAAATTGCATGAAGAACGTGCTTTGGACATTGAAGCCCAACAAGCACTGGCCTTGGCAGCTCAATTGGTGTCGCAAGATTCGCAACAATTGTTCCAGCCCATCCAACCCGTGTTGCAAGACATGGTGCAGAAGGTCCAACAAATGCAGCAGTCGAAAGCACAACAAGCTGCGATGCAAGATCCGACAGCGCAAGCTTTGGTGCAGACCCAAACTGCTGAAACGCAACGTAAAGCACAAGAGTCACAAGCCAAACTGCAAGCCCAAATGCAACAAGACCAGCAAGAATACCAAATTCGGGTCGCTGAGTTGCAACAAAAGGTTGCTGACTTGCAAACCAAGTACCAAACACAGACAAGTATTGACAACCAACGTAATGCAACTGACATTGCGATGGCTAACATCAACAATTCTGCTCGGGAACGGATTGCAACCATCACAGCAGGCGCTCAAATGGACCAGCAACAGCTGCAATTGGAACACGAACAGGATATGTCGGCCACTCAGGCTATCGATGCGGCCAATGAGGACATTCGCCAGCATGGTTTAGCAATCCAGCAGCAAGCTTTCCAACAACAGGCCCAACAAGTTAACCAACAGGCCCAAGCACAACAGCAAGCTGCCCAACAACAGGCGCAACATCAAAACACAATGCAGCAACAGGCTGCTCAACAGGCCGCGCAACCGGCTCAACAACCCCAGCAACCACCAGTAGGACAATAAAAATGGACAAGAACCTCGGTTTTCGCAAATCGTATCAAATGACTGGCACCCCCGGCTATGCTGGCGGCCCCGATCAAAAGGTAGAACAAGGACCCAGCGGCTCACACCGCGATAATAACTGGAAAATTGGCGCAGCTCAAGCCAAATTGACCAAAAGCCAGAAAATTGGTCCTGATAAAAACCTTAAAGAAGTTGGTCACGGCAACTTTTATTAATATTTGGGGCATATTGCCCCGATATTGTGCATAAGTTGTAATATGAAAGATTTAATTTCAGAATTAATTCATCGACTTAAAAAAGTTGATAAAGAATTAGTCGAAGTTATTGCATCCGGTACTAATATCCATAGCTTTGATTCATACCAAAAGCTTGTAGGAAAAAGAGAGGGCGTATCCGAAGCCTTACTCCTCATTGATGAGTTACTTTCGGAGGATGACGAGGCTGAATAGCCTAGAAAGGATTGCCGAATGGCAATTGATTATAACAAGAAGGATGATCCTGACACACGGTCTGAGTTGGAATGTTTTCCGATTGTAGATCCAGGTGTTGATATCCTTGGTGACCGAGTATTGGTGCAATTGCGCCGAGAAAAGACAGCCAGTAAGGGTGGAATTATCTTGGTTGATGAAACCAAGCAAACGTTGCGGTTTAACGAAACTGTAGCCAAAGTGATTGGGATTGGCCCGCTGGCCTATAAGAGCCCCGACACGCTGGAACCTTGGCCTGAAGGCCCTTGGTGTCAAGTTGGCGATCTGGTTCGTACCATTAAATATGGTGGTGACCGTTTTGTTGTGAATCCTGATGATGGTGGCGCTCCTGTGGTGTTTATTACACTTCAAGCCCGCGAGATTATCTCCAAGATTCGCTCGTTTGATTTTGCCCAGCGCATGAAAGCGTTTGTTGATTAATTAACTTTGGAAAAAGTATGTCAGAAAAAGATGAAAAGATCTTTCCTGTAAAGGAAAAAGAAGACGGTTCTGCTGTTGCTGCTATTGAGGCTGAAGAAGAGCTTGAATTAGAAGAAAAAGCCGAAGAAGATGCCGAGGAAGAAGAGCATCATGAAGAAGAGGCCCACGCAGACGAAGAATCGGATGACGATAGTGGTGATGAGCGTGACAAAATCCGCGAAGCCCGTCGTAAAGAACGAAATCTGAAAAAAGAGCTGGCCCGCCAGCGCGAAATTTCAGCAAAGAATAAAATTGCGGCGCTAGAGCGACGTAATGAAGAGTTGGCTAGGCGAGTAGCAGCGGTGGAGAACACTGCAGCATCTTACCAGTTTGCTCAAGTGGATAAGGCGATTGAAGACGAGGCAACTCGTGTTGAATATGCCAAAATGAAACTGTTAGAGGCCTCGCAACAGAATAATGCAGCTGGCCAAGTTCAATACTTGGAACAATTGCAAGATGCGAAGACTCGTTTGAGCCAAGTCCAAGCGTTGAAAAAACAACAATTGGAAGAAGCTAAAAGGCCCAAACAAAATGTGCCTAACCCTGTGTCTGATGAGGTACAGCGTAACGCACAAACTTGGCTAAACAAAAATAAGTGGTATGACCCTGGTGCAAAGGATACTGATTCCAAGATCGCCAAGGTTATTGACCAAGAATTAGCAGCAGATGGATGGGATCCGTCTGACTCTGAGTATTGGGATGAGTTAGATAATCGTTTGAAGGCACGTTTGCCGCATCGTTATGCAGGTAAAACGGGACAACAGCGTAATGCTGGCCCACAGGCTAATGGCAGAACTGCCAGCCCTAGTGTGAAGTCAGCAAACACCATCACGTTGAGTCGTGATCGTGTTCAGGCAATCAAAGATGCCGGTGCTTGGGATAATCCAGCAGCACGGGCTCGAATGATTAAAGCCTACGCCAAATTTGACCGTGAAAACCGTAACGCATAAGGAGAAATAAAATGTCTAATTCAAGAATTACACGAGATGTGGATGATCGTTTGATTGCACGAGCGCATGAAGCCCGTGAACGTACCGAAAATCCTGAAGAGTTATCTAAACGGGAACGCCTCGAAGCGTTCCGAGATAAATGGCAAAACTCTGCTTTGCCAGACATTCCAAAGGGATTAATCCCCGGAATGCACTTGTGCTGGTTGTCAACAACCAACACATATGACAGTATCGACAAACGCATGGCGTTGGGTTATGAACCAGTGAAAGCCGCAGAACTCGGAGTTGGCTTTGAATCGCTAGGTAAGATGAGCTCGGGCAAGTTTGAAGGCTGTGTTAGCTGTAACGAAATGGTTTTATTTAAATTACCAGAAGACATCTATCAAGAAGTGATGAAAATGTTCCACTTGGAAGATCCGCTTCAACACCAACGTAGCATTATGGACCAAGTCCGTGGCGCTGCAGAGGCTGGAAAAGGCGGGCGTTCAATTCTTGAAGGCGGTGTTCTGGAAATGGAAAAGGAAACCAAACGAGCGAACGGTATGAACGTTCGTTTCGATTAACAAACTTCAAAAATAACAAAGGAAAAATATGTCTAC